ATTAATGGTGTTATTCAGCAACCAAATGATACGACAACACCAGCAAATGGATTTGGATTTGATTTAGATTCTGTCATTGTATTTTCAACAGCACCATTAGTCACTGATGTCTTTTGGGGAAATCTAGTTGCCAACAACTTCCCAACCTTTGATATTGCGGATAATACTGTTGATAGTTTCACTGGTAATAATGCAACAACTGACTTTACACTTTCTAAAATACCAGCAAACAATCAGAATGTTTTAGTTACACTAGATGGTGTTGTACAGTATCCTTCAGATGCTTTTGTAACTAGAGCATATAGTGTCAATGCAAATGTTATTAGTTTTGTATCAGCACCTGGAAGTGGAGTTGCAATTCAGGTAAGACACATTGGCTTTGCTGGTGCAACGTCAAGTAATGTCACTGGTTTTTATGGGCGCACTGGCAATGTAGGGCTTACAACTGCTGATAATGTTGTTGTAGGTTCCATTACAGTTGGACCTGGTGGTATCAATACGACTGGTGCTGCCGTTTCAATGGGCAATGTTGGTGCAGGAATCATCACAGCATCCAAGTTTGTTGGTGATGGTTCATTGTTGACTGGCGTTGTTTCTTCCAAGTGGAGAGCAAACACTGCTGGTATTACAACTCAAAGTTCGATCGGAGTCAATACTACAAGCGTTGATGTATCAGGACTCACTGGTATTGGTAACTCGTTTAATGGACTTTATGTTTCAAATGGCATGGTGATAATGGACAATACTCTAAACGGTAATCATTACATTGGAACAAACTTTAATGGTCTGATGGCAGGACCTGTAAATGTCAATGGGTCTCTGACGATTGATGGAGTTTGGGTCGTCGTATAAATATTCAAAACTGGAAGTCATATTATAAGATAGATGGCAATCATTAACTTCAACAGTATTTCTGGTGTTAGTACAATCTCGGTAGCGAGTTCAATTACTGTTGGAAACAATGTATCAATCGGAACTGATAGAGTTACTGCTACGACTTTTAGTGGGAATTTAACGGGTAATGTTACTGGAACTGTTAATTCTTCTGGCATTGCTACATTTTCTAATGGTCTTGTAGTTTCTGCTGGTAGCACTTCAGCACCATCTATAAGTCCAAGTGGTGACTCAAACACCGGAATATTTTTTCCAAGTGCTGATACCATTGCGTTTGCTGAAGGTGGTGTAGAGACTGCTAGGTTTGATAGTAATGGTCGTTTGGGTATAGGAACAAATAATCCATCAAATTTAATACATTTGTATAGCACTAGTGATGGTGCAGAGCTCTTACAATTAGAAATAGGAGCACAACCAGTATCTTCAGAAAAAGCGAAAATAATTTGGAGAGCAACACAAACAAATGGACAGTCTGCAAAACTAGCTTCTATTGGTTCTACTGCTGTTAGTAACTGGGGAGGTGAATTTCAAATTTTTACAAAACCAGCAAATGGCACTCCAAATGATACGATTTTAGAAAGAGTTAGAATTGATAATGCTGGTAGAATGACTTCGCCTTATCAACCAGCATTTAGAGCAACATTTTCTACATCTTATACTGTTGCCGTTAATACTGAAATGGTTCCATCTACAATTGTAACTAATATTGGTTCCCATTATAGCAATACTACTGGGAGATTTACAGCACCAGTTGCTGGAATGTATCACTTTTCATTTAATGTTAGATTTAATGCTGTATCATATTATAATTTTACATTCCGTCTTAATGGAAATGTAACTAGTTATTATGAAAGTGTAGGTAGTGCCAGCGCAAGTACAAATGATGGTTATTCTAATAGCATTTATTTGAATGCAGGAGATTATGTCAGTTTATTTAATGGAAGTACTGGTGGACTATCATCAGATAGTTTTGCATCATTTAGTGGTTTCTTAATAGGATAATAAATACTCAAAAAGACTTAATATGGACTATACAATTACTTTAACAGAAGCAGAAGACCTAGCACTACAATATGTCGCTGCAGACCCTCAAGAATGGATTGACAATGCAGCAACCAACCGTGCTCGCATTGCGATTGATGAAATCTGTGACTTATATGTTAAGAATAAACTTGAAAACAACCAACCCATTACCGCTACAAACAAACCAGATATGGTTTTAGCGGCATACGAAGAAGGTTTAGTCAAAACAGCAGCACAGATAAATGAGGAAGCAGCAGCACAGTTACCTCAATAAATACCTAAAAAACCATAATGGCTTCTGAAATTCGTGTCAATCAAATACAAAACCGAAGTGGATTAAGCACCGTAACATTCAGTGATACTGGTGTGGTTCTTTCAGGTATCACAACGGTCGGTATTTTGAGTGCGACGAGTATCACTGGAAACTTAACAGGTAATGTAACAGGTAATGTTACCGGAACTTTAACTGGTTCTATATCAACAACAAGTATTACAGTCGGTGATAAGTTTATTAGTTCTTCTGGTGTTGGTCTAGGTGCTACAACGACCACTGGACGTAATGCTGGTGTTGGAACTGCTGTTGGAACTATTATATACAATTCAACAGTGGGTATTGTAGAAGTTTATGACGGAACAACTTGGAAACCAACATCAGATAACTTTATTCAGGCAACGGGTGGTATTGTAACTTCTTATTATAGTGGTGGAGTTTTTTGGAAAGCGCATACGTTTACTGCATCTAATACTTTTAAAGTTTTAACTGCTCCTGCTAATAATAATACTGTCGAGTATCTTGTTGTTGGTGGAGGTGGAGGTGGAACTAATGGCGATAATGGTACTGGTGCAGGGGGAGGCGGCGGTGCAGGCGGTTTCAGAACTGGTATTGGTGTAACTGTTAGTAATTCTCCTGGAGCATATTCAATCATTGTTGGAGCAGGAGGTGCTCCACAAAATGTTCCTGGTAATAGTTCAACATTTAATTCGTCAAATGTTGGTTTTTCTTCTATCGTTTCTCTTGGTGGTGAGGGCAGCCCTGGAGGCACATCTGGCGCATCAGGTGGTGGTGGATTTGGAAGAGGATTGCCCGCAGGAACAGGCACTCCTGGGCAAGGAAATCCTGGTGGTCAAGGTGCAGGCACTAGTGCTCCAGCAACAGTTGGTGGAGGTGGAGGAGGAGGTGGTGGTGCAGGAGCACCTGGTGCAGGTGGTAGTCTTAATTTTGGTGGTGCAGGAGGAACTGGACTACCTTCATCTATTTCCGGAACAGCAGTCTTTTATGCCGGCGGCGGCGGTGGCGGTGGTCAACAAGTAGCAAGCGGACAACCTGGTCCTGCTGGAACTGGTGGAGCAGGTGGATCTGGTGGTGGAGCTACTGGTGGTCCAGGTGCTTCGTCTCCATCTAGTGCTTCCGCCTCTGCAACAGCAAACACTGGCGGCGGCGGCGGAGGAGGAGGGGCACAACCATCTCCAGGATCAGGTTCTGCTGGCGGTTCCGGTATTGTCATCATCCGTTATCAGGTCGGTCAACAGTCGGTCAAAGCAACTGGTGGAACAGTTTCTTACTCTGGTGGTCAGACTATTCATACTTTTACTTCATCAGCGACCTTTACAGTCACCGATCCTTCTTTAAGTTCCGTTGACTACCTTGTAGTTGGCGGTGGCGGTGGTGGTGGTTCTCGTTTTGGCGGCGGCGGCGGAGCGGGCGGAATGAGAACAGGAAGTGGTTTTTCTGTGTCTCCTGGTTCATATTCAATCACTGTTGGATCTGGTGGTGGTGGTGGAGCAGGTTCTGGTGGAACGGGTACTGATGGTGCTTCGGATGGAACTCCTGGAAGTGCTTCTATATTTTCAACAATAACATCGCAAGGTGGAGGAGGAGGAGGAGCTGGAGACTCCAATGCTGGTAAAAATGGTGGATCTGGTGGTGGAGGTGCTGCTCGCTTCCAAAGCACTGCTGGAACTGGAAATAGAGGTGATGGAACTAATCAACCCACGGCAACAACTGTCCCATCGCAAGGCAATAATGGTGGATTCTGTCCACCAGGAGCATCACCCGGATCACCATCACCTTCTCCATACGTTGGATCTGGAGGTGGAGGTGCTGGTGGTTCTGGAAGTAATCCACCTGCTGGTGGAATTGGTGGATCTGGTTTAGCATCTAGTATTAGTGGTTCTTCGGTAACATATGCGGGCGGCGGAGGAGGAGGAGGATCTGCTGATGGTGCAAATTCATCACCCACTAGTGGAGGTGCTGGGGGATCTGGTGGAGGTGGCGCTGGTGGACCAACAACTGGGGTAGCATCCAATGGAAATGTTAATCTCGGTGGTGGAGGTGGTGGTGGCGCGTATGTTGGTCCACCTGTTACTCCAACAGGAAGTCAACAAGGAGCTAACGGTGGTTCCGGTATCGTCATTATCGCTTACCCATCCTAAAACCCCACTTTCTGTGGTATAATATATAATAAAACTGAAACATATTATTCTTTTATGGCGTTCCTTACGACGTGGTATACAACAGACCTTCCCAAAGATATTGTAGAAATTCTTGAAGAAGATATCAAGAAGTTTGACCCCATCGCACAAGAGTCCAGACTTCACGGAGACGCAGTAGATAAAGTCATCCGTGATAGCAAGAATGCTTGGATTCCAACTTCTCACTGGGTTGGTGGGTTTATCTGGCATTATATTCAGAGAACCAACAGAGAAAACTTTCTGTATGACCTGACTGCGATTGATGGTGAAAGTATTCAATACACTCAATATGGTGCTGGACAGTTTTATGACTGGCACATTGACGCTGGTATTGATACTGCTTATAAACCCCAACAAATCGTCAGTTCAGGCACCAATATCGCACAAGATCTTCTCACGGTTCAAGGTGAGTATGTGAGAAAACTTTCCTT